TTCCTTCAAGATCAAGTCCTACATACTTCTCAATATACGATTCAATTGCAGCAGCGTGAGACTGCTTAACATCTTCGGATGAGTTAGGAATACCGCCTAGCTCTTTTTCTGTCTTAGAGAGGTTAGTGACATGCTTATCTGGCCTGTTCATAGAAAACCCTCTATAACCCCTGTTCTTAAGATGGTACAGAAGTCTTGGCTTATTATTTTCCACAAGGATTGGCATACCATAGAATACACATGCCATGAGTACCTCCTCAAAGAATATTTCTGCCGTCTGTGGACGTGCTATATACTCTAAGAAAAAATGATTACTAGGAGCGTCATCCATGTTGAACTTTGTTAGTCCATGTAAAGATCCGTTAGAGCCACCTCCTCCAACTGTTCCAGATATATCATACGGATCACACCCAAACGCTCCTATGTGATCATTCCCAGGATGCTTCATCCCGTTCTTATGTATTATATTATTTTGTAGTGACTTATTTGGTATCCAAGAAACCAAGAATCTACCCCTTGAGTCAGGAGTCCATACAACCTTTGTGTCCTTCTCTCCATTCAACCAACTAAACGATCCACGAGTAAGTACTCTATCCCTAATTAGAGAGTCATTATAGTCGATTTGCTGATAGATCTTTGTTAGATTGAATATTGATGACTTTGATTCATCTCTAAACGCGTGAGACTCTGTTCTAGAGAACTGTCTGTAGAATTCGTTAAGGGCATCAGCATCATTCTTTAATGAAGCGACCTCATTCTCCCAATAGTCAATGGCGCCATTCTTTATTTCTCTTCCATCAATTCCCATCACTGGCTTCTCAGGTTTTCTAAATACTGGCATTCCATACCTGTCAATATATCCCTCAAAGTTCCACTCCATTGGAATGTAAAGAGAGTACATGCCTGACTTGGTCTGACCATTCTCATTACGAGTCTTAATGTTTGAGTCTTCGTATAATCTCTTAAAGTTAGATCCTCCTTTAGCCAATGCGTTTGGAGTAGATCCCATCATACACTTGCCTATAATTCTACTTCCTAATCGTAAACATGTTTTTCTTACACGCCATCCATTAAGTATGTTGTTTGGAGCTTCTAATTTACCAGACTCATCTTCTACTAGTAATACTAATTTTTCACCATCATAACTATTATCTGAAGTATTTTTCCAGTCAATTGTAGTATCAAGACCTTCTAACTCAGTATCTCCATCTTCATACATGTTCTTTTTTGTAATCTTAGATGCTGGAACTCTATAAGCTAATTCTGTCTTAGGCTTATCCATACCATCAGTAATTGGCTTAAAAAAGAACGGGTAGTTTCCAGAAATAGGAACTACCTTATTTGTAAACATTATCTTTGCATCACCACCTGTTTTTGATTGAATTCCAATTCTTGCATCCTTTGCAAGAGTTCCTATATTTACAGACTCAGATGATGCCATAAAAGAAAAGCCAGAACGTCTAATCTTTAGATAAACTAATCCAAATGATCTATTATCAGCCTTGCATGCCTCCCAGAAAATAAAGTAAATTCTATTTGCTTCTCTAAAGTCAGGAAGTCCAACGTCAATCTTTGTCCACTGAAGGTACATATAATGAGATCCAGTGATGTATGTCTCTATTCCATTATTCATAAAGAAGAATCCATTCTCTCTTCTGTCAAACTCCCCCTCAATATAGTCAACCCACTTAGCCTTAAATTCTTTTGGCATAGTATGCCATTGAAATATTGTTTTTATCCTAGATAGTTCGTTTGGGTAATTAGCTGGTTCCCAGTACTGATTTTCTTTTTTATTGTCACGTTTATATACTAAATTTGTTACAGATGGTAATGCAATAACAAGTCCGTTTATTTCATAACACTCACCAATAGTCCCATCCTTAGAGATAATAACCATGTCATACTTTTCATTATAACCATACGCCCAAGACTTTGCCTTGTTCCCATTAGTTATAACGTGTTTTTGTACATAATCCTTTCGAACTATATATAAGTTATTTTGATCTTTTTTCTGCAAATCCTTGTATTTTAGGTTCTGATTTAGTCGGACCTTCGGACTCTTCTTCTAGCTTTTCACGTTCTAACTCTATACGATTAAGTATCTCAAAGGCGTCAAAAATAGCTAATTTTTTCGCCGAAGCTGCATTCTTAAGTTTGTCAGCAGCAAGATCTGATCCATCATCTATAGGCTTTAGTATCTGATCAGATGCAACCTTAATAAGTTCCATTACTGCCTTCTCTCCAGCCTCTATAATCTGTAATTTAATTTCTTTTAATTCCATTTGATTGTGATGTTGTTTGTAAACATTCTATATAACTTCTCTCCATCAATATTGAATGGATACTCGCTGTCTGGTTCAAATGATATCTTATCTCCTACCTTTAGTCCAAGACTCAGTAGTTCTTGGTTTATATAACTAATAGTTCCCATCAATGGCTCTTCAGTACCAGGCTTCTTTATTATAGAGTCCTTAATATCCATTGGTTTAATAAAACAATACTTTGAGTGTGTGAACCACTGACCATTGTGCTTGTATAGGAAGTACTGATCATCTCCAACAAAGTATAGGTCATCCTTGAAATAGTTACCACTACTCTTATCTCTACCCCTCATGTCATAGTATATCTTAAATACGTTATGATGAACAAGAAGTGTATCTCCCTTTGATATATGGCCTATATAACCTATAGGAGTCTCTATAACCTCAGCAAACCTATTAGATACCGTATGATCCTCTTGAGATGTGCTTGTGATAAAGTTCACATCTCCTATATTCTTAATGTTATCGTATCGTCTACCATCTAATGGTCTAACGATAAAGTCGTATGGGGATTTCATTAGAAGTTTATATTATACTCTATAGAAATTGGAACATTAGAATTAAACTCCTTCCAAAGAACAATTTCATTATTATTCTCTATCCAGATCTTAAAGCTCTGATTAAACTCATCAAAAATTATAAGGTGGATCTTATGGGATCCACCTAGTACATCTTGACCTACCAAGTAATTCATAGCGTTCTTGTAGTCTCCTCCTATCGATATTTTTCTAATATCATGCATAGACTTTAATTTCTACTGACATCTTTGTAATTCCATCAGCTGGAGATCCAGTAGTTATGCTTCTATTTGTTATCTCTATAAAGTTACTAGAATAGTTTCCAATCTCAGCTAATTTACGAGTTGAACTTGAGGCTTGAACTAATGTCTTAACAGGATTAAATGCTCCAGCTAGTGTACCTAAGTAGACTCCTTCTTCACTTCTAGTCCAAACTACCGTTCCGTTCAAAGTGTTCTGAAGAACTGTAACAACAGGATTAGATACTCCATCCTGAGTTAGGATAGCGTTATATATCTGATATGGAATGGCAAGGTCAATGATGCTCTGAATTGTAAAGTTCATCGTCTCATTTGCATTTTCAACATCTGTTCCAATTAATACGTCATCAACCGTTGGAACTGAAATATTTGGGTATGAACTAATTTTCGTCATCTTGTATCTCTCCTGTTTGTAGGTTGATGTTTACGTTTCCGTACTTCTCAACCATTGTAGTTTCTAATTCTTTAAATTCGTTAGATATCTGTTCAAGTTCAGAGAATACTCCTGACTTCTTACCTTCTAACTGCTTGATTCCAATTTCAATATCGGCCAGTTGTAGTTTTGCCTTATTAAAACTTGTGTTTGCTTTTTGTAGCAACTCTAATTCTTCTTGTGTGATCTGTTTCATTTGATTTAATTTTTTACAAAGATAATAAAAATAATATTAGTGCTGGACAAATAGTAGCTAACATATCTTTAACGTCAAATCCGCTATATACAAATTCATCTCTTATTTCTTTTCCTAAAGCAAATAGAAAAACTATTGCTAGTGCCTTATCTGGAGTTAAAAATAAAGAAGATACTACATAAATTACAAATCCATATATAAAATGGTTTGCTTTATCTATTGGTATTATAGGTAGTTTCATTATACTATCTCTACTAGATAACCTAGTTCTTCGTAATTGGCTTTAGAATACAATTCAGAACTTGATAAATCCTGTGTTTGT